GAGTTTCCTGTTCACAAAAGAACATGGAGCTTTAAAAAAGCACGCCAGAAGTTAACCGAAGCTGATTCGGTGACTTTGTTTCCTCAAGTTCTTCGCGCAGGCGTTCAGAGCATCGTTAACTCGATGTATGAGACCGTGCCTACGACTTTTGAGAACTGGACCCACACGGTTCAATCCTCTAAACTCGAAGAACTCTATGCTCCCCTTCATGGTGTCGGTTTCCCCGGTGCCATTGGTGAGCAAGAAGTTTATCCAGAAGTCGGCGCAGCTGGCTTGGATTTGAAACTTCGGAACAAGAAGTTTGGGACACTCTTCGCAGTTTCGAAAGAATTGCTTGAAGACGATCAGACCGGACAATTTCAAAAGCAATCTGGTTTACTTGGTCAGTACGCCAAGCAAGTTCTCGAAGTTCTTGCTTACGGTAAGTTGGCTTCTGTAGCTAACATGAGCTACGGCGGGCTTTCTATCCCTGTGTCTGAAACTCAGCCAGCGGACGAATCCACCTACCCTTGGTCAACCGCTCTCGTCGGCGGCGGCGCTACTCGCCCTGCTTCTTACGGTGCTCTTAACCAAGCAAATATTCAGAGCGCTTTCGTGGCTCTCATGAATCAGAAGAACTTGTTAGGCCTCAAGATGAACGTTCAGCCTGACAAGATTCTCTGTGGACCGACACAGACATTTGACTTGTCTGTTCTCCTTCACTCTGCCTACTACCCAACGGGTGCAACCGCTGGACAGACCGGCGGCGCTTTCTCGATCAACCCGATCGAAGGCATTGCTGAGAAGGTAGTCAGCCGATTCATGTTCGACAACTCGGGCGCCGTCACTGGTAGCTCAAAAGCCTGGTACCTGGTTGATTCCAAGGTCCCATGGTTCGTCGTTCAGGTTCGAGAAGCTGCAGTCGTGGAACTTGAAAACCCACAATCCGGTCAATCCTTTGACCGCGACGTGGTGCGTTTCAAGTTGAGACTGCGATCTAACGCTGATTTCATCGATCCTCGTTATGCTTTCCAAGGCAACGACGGGTCCGCTTGATGATTTAATTCTTGATTGGGGGGTGTGGGTGATCCACACTCTCCATACAGGAGTGAGTCCATGGCAAAAAGAAAAGCGTCTCAGCATTCACTGACTATTTTACCTCCCGGTGAGCCGCCACGGGAGAGAATTGATTTGGAGAGGACCGAGAAAGTCCCAACTCCAGTTCAGCATTTCAAGACGCTTCCAGAACAGATTGCAAAGTCTAAAGTCGTTTTTAAAAACTGGTACGTGCCCGAGATCAGGGAGAAGTATAAAAACTTTGACCGAATGAAACGAATTGATCTTGTTTTTCCTTATGCAAAAATTGGGGTCGAGGCGACTCAAACACAGACACTGCTTGTCGATACGCCAAAGACTGAGCAAGAAGTCGAGCAGTGCAATTTGAAATTAAAGATTTTAAGGGATTTAGGTTATAAGTATTGCTGGGTCGACGAAACGAGTACGCTTTTCGATGCGCTCATGCAGTTGGGGGAATAAATGGCTTGGACTACCGCTCTCTCAGATTCGAGAATGAAATTAAACGACGGCCCAGTCGATAAGATCCGAGCCTTTAAAAGAGTTTTAGGCCAAATTGACGGGACGAATACCCGTTTTAAAACTTTTGAATTTAGACGCGTGACAGATTTCACCACTGCCACCGGGTCACTCGGGGTGTACGTTGATCAAGTACTGCAATCCAGTGGGTATATCGCAACCGATGACCCAACCAGCGGTTACTTTACGACAGTCACGGCCCCGAGTGCATCATCCGTAGTCGAGGCGACTTACTACGTTCAATATTTTTTAGACGCCGAGATTCAGACCTTTTTACGCTATGCGTCAAACTGGTTAGGCTTGGGCGATGATTACACCCAAATTCCGGGGGGGCTACAAGCTGCAGCGGTTTCCTACGTCGCAGCGGAAGGCTATCAGAAGCTTGCGAGTCGATTCTCTGAACATATGAGCGAGACTTTCCGACTGGAGGATATGCCGGACGTTGCAAGGCAAGCTCTCATTGCGGAATGGAAACAAGCCAGTGAACATTCTCGAGATACGGCCCACAAGTTAAGAGATGAATTTTACACCCGACAAGGTCAATCCTTAGCGCCTCTATTCGCTGTCAATCGCGGCTACGTGCCTAACGTGGTGCCGAATCGATGAGTGCTAAAGTCACACGCATTCAAGATAGCATTACAAGCCGATTAGATGGAATGCTAGATCGGGCCAAAAGCATTCGTACTTTTTTAGATCGCAATATTTATCACATGTATCAAGACGTTCAGCGTGAGCGGTGGATGACTCAAAACAAGAGTGAAGGTACTGAGTGGACTAAACTTTCTCCTTCTTATGCCAAGTTTAAGCTCAAAAAATTTGCACAGTACCCGGGCGGCGGCTCTAAAATGATGATTGCAACTAACAAACTTTTTAAAAGCGTCATCGGTCCAGGTGAGGGGTTTAAAAAAGTCGTCGAAGACCGATCCATTACCATTTCAACTTCAATTCCTTACGCAGTCCACGCGGACGCTGCTCGAACCTTTACGACTTATAGCCCTGAAACTCAGCAACGCTTTAGAAAAGCAGTTGCCCAATATGTTTTTAATAACTTCTTATTCGATATTCAGAGGATCACATGAGCACTCGGCATTTAGTCGAAATCTGTGTCCGGGGCATTCAATCTCAGCTTGAGGCTTATTTACCCGGTGCTTTGAATGATATTAGGACGAACCGAAACGACAATTTCGTTACCATGGAGCCCCCCCGCGATTATTTCGTTTACCCAAAAGCGATGGGTTACCGAACGCCCGCTGTCTTTATCATCGGCGACCGCATTGATTTTCAAAAGCGCACGACAGCGGCTAATCATATTAACGCAAATTGTCGGGTCAATATCACGGTCCTAGTTGAGGATAAAGACGCCGAGCGTATTATGATCAAGTCTTATCGTTATCAGGCGGCGATTCATGAGGTTTTAGATCAAACGCAATTCAGTAGCGCTGATAACAAGAGTAAAGTGACCGTAGTCATTCAAGGGGCAAGTTTTTCGCCTCTTTATACGAATGCAGGCACCGCAGGAGATCCGCAGGCGGTTTTTAGAAGAGAAATCGCCTTGGAAGTGGATTGTTATATTTTTGAACAGTTATAAAAAAGGAGACTGAAATGTCGAACGCAGTAATCACAACTTCAAATATGGAATTAACCCCCATGAGGGTTACTTATGCAGGTCTTGATCTCGGTGGCACGATGGCCAACGTCTCGATCATGGCAAAATACTCGAAGGCTAATATCGTAGCAGACCAAAGCGGCACGACCGTAAGAGATCGCCGAGTCAATGGGTTAGAAATCACCGTCACAACCGAACTCAGCGAAGTTCAATTCAAGAATAACTGGAAAGTCGTATTCCCACACGCTACAAAATTAGGCACCGGAAATGCAAATCTAGCTGCTATTGATTTTAAGGACGCCATTGGAGACGGGGACTTGAGCCATGCCGGTCTACTTGTTTTGCACCCTTTGTCAAAAGCAGACAGCGACCTATCAAGCGACTACAACTTCTATAAAGCAGTCGCATCCGCTGAATCTACGATTGTCTATGGACCGAGCGAGCAAGCTAGGTTAAAGATTGTGTGGAATATTCTACCCGATGACAGCGTGACTCCAAATAAGTTTTTCCGTTACGGAGACCCCGCTGTCGTTTAATAAGGAACTGAAATGAGTCTATTTTTTAAAAAACCGCAAGCTGAAGTGAAACCTTCTGTAGTCCTTCGGGACTTCGACGCCTTAGTTGCCGATGCGGTTTCCTTCAAATTGCATGGCAAGATTCACGTCATGAATCCAGTGACGGTTTTGGAGTTTTGGAAGTTCTCTGAGTCCATGGCTCAAATTCAACTCTTAGCGACTCAGGAAGGCGTGACCATAGATAGCCTGACAGAAGGTTATTTAGGTATTTTTCAGTCCGTATGTCCGAGTATCACGTTGGAAGACGTAAAAAATATGACTCAACCTCAAATCGGGGCGCTCCTTCAATTCGTGGTCGACACGATCAAAGGAGCGTCCCAAGTTGAGGAATATCAAGCTCAAAAAAAAAATCCACCGGACTCGATTCTGTAGAGATTAGCCCGATTAGTTTGACGGTTGAGGCGATCAACCTTTTTGGATGGTCGGTCGATGAAATTCTATCTATGCCCGCCATTCGGTTTTTTGCCCTTCTCGATGAGGGAAGGAAGCAAGACCGCCAGAACCGAGCCCGAGAACACGTCGCCCAGTGCGATATCCAATCTATTTCTCTAGGAAACCCCGAGTATTTTGAAAAAGTAAGAAAAGTGTTTTACGATCGGGCGATGGGACTTGAGGGGAAATCAAAAACGGCACTCGATCCAACTGATCCGCTGACTGTGGCATTGGTTGAATCTCTCACGCTTGAGGCGTCTAAGGTGAATTAATGTCAATATTCGACGGTTTTGGCTTATTTAAATTAGATCTAGACGCCAAAAAATTCATTGAAAACGCTAAAGAAGCTCAAAAAGCTTTGCATGAGATTGGCGAAGTTGAATCTCTGATTAAATTGGTAAAATTCGTCGGGGACGCAACTTTAGGTCTGGCTGCCGTTGCAACGGCTACCTATGCCTTTAAAAAAGCTCTCGATTTGGTTGAGGAAGCTGAGTCCATTAAACGAGTCAATGCTCAGTTTGAAATGCTGAGTGCTAATGCTGGCATTGCGGCGGAAACTTTGAAAGAAGGACTAGAAAAAGCCGCCGGTGGATTGATCGATACGGATGACCTTTTGAAGTCTGCTAATAAAGCAATTGTCACTATGGGCAGTAGTGCCGGGAAATTGCCGAAAATACTCGAAGTTGCTCGCAACTCAACTCTTGTCTTCGGCGGTGCACTGACTGAAAATTTTGAAGCTCTGAATCAAGCCATTTCAACGGGGCAAACTCGCGCTTTGAGACATTTGGGAATCGTGATTGATTCCCAAAAAGCTTATCGTGAATATGCGAATTCTCTTGGGGTAACCGTCTCATCTTTGACTGAGACTGAAAAAAAACAAGCCATTTTAAACGCAGTTTTAGAAAAATCTCAGACTGTTTTTAAAAATAATAAAGTGAACACGAACGACGCGACTTTCAGTGTTCAAAGGTTAGGCGTTGCTCTTAAAGAATTGAAAGACGCTTTTGCTGTAACTTTTGATAAAACAATCGGACCTACTTTGCGAACGGCGATGAAATCCGTCGAAGAGTTCGCTAAAAGTGTCTCTCATGTTTTAATTGGAAATTTTGGGAATGTAGAGCAGCAAACTGATTATCAGATTCGACGGACCCAAGAAAAAATTAAAGGGCTGACCGATAATCTTTCAAAAATAGGAGCTCCGAGCTCAGGATTTTGGTCTAAACTATTCGCACCGACTGAAAAAGATCGCGCGCGTATTCAAAAAGCATTAGATGAGCAAGAAACTAAATTAGAAGAACTCAAATCGAAACGTGAGCAATTGACTGAAGAAAAAGAATCATCCGCACCTGAAAAAACACAAGCGATTGAGGATGACTCTAGTAAATATGCCAAAAGATTAGCGGAAAAATCAAAATTCGAAGTCAGTTTGCAAGAACTTACACTTCAAAGAATTAAAAGCGAAGAAGAAGTCGCAACCTCCGTTGACCAAATCAATGTGGCACAAGGAGAAAAAATTGTCGCGATGCGTGAACTCCGTGACGCAAAATTAAGAGAGTTAGACGCGCAACGGGCTTTACAAGAAATTGCGACTGATGAAGAACTTAACTTAAAAAAAGAAGAATTAAACGCCCGAACTAATGCGGAGATTGTAAAAGTTCAAGAAGAGACGGATCAAAAACGCATTGAATCATTGAGACGTTTTGCAGACTATAACAAGTCTACAATGGCGGGTTTTACAGGTTCGATGCGGGCTGCTAGCGCTCAAGCAACTTCGGACATGCAAAATTTTTCTAAATTAGGATCTCAATTCACACAGTCTTTTGCTCACAATGCTACGGGTGCATTTAAAGCCATTGGGGACGGTTCAAAAAGCGCGAGTCAAGCGATGACTGGATTCATGCTCGGTACGGTCGCAGATATGGCCGAGGCTTACGGCTCAGAGCTTTTACTCTCGGGACTGTGGCCGCCTAACCCTCTCGCGTTAGGTGCCGGGGCCGCTCTTATGACCTTATCGGGCTTTTTACGATCTAAAGCTGGTGGCTCAAGTGCGGGTTTAGGCGCTCAAGCCACCGCTAGCTCAGTATCCGGCGTTTCCACAGTTCCGAGTGTAGAATCCGGTATTGCTCAACCTGCCATTCCGAGTTTACCGGCTCAAAAAAGAGAAGTTCAAGTGAATATTATGGGGCATTATTTTGAAACGCCCGAAACTCGTCGTATGCTAGTCGATATGCTGAGACAAGAATCGGACGCAACGCAGTTTACTTTTTCTCAAATCGGGCAGGGGGCTTAATGGCACTGACAAGTAAAAGCCTCTTTCTTTACGGTTTTACAGTGGATGCGTACAATGCTAACCTGACTTTTAATATCGGAGGTTCGGATTTAATTGGAACCATCCCGTACGGTTATTATTCTCTCGAGACACTTTGCCAAGCGGTAATGACTGCGTTGTCATCGCTCGCACCTTCAAGGCTTTTTAGTTATTCCATTGATAGAACTGTCAGCGGGGGAACGCAAAATCGAGTTACTTTTACTTGTAATACGGGCATTTTTCAGCTTAATTTTTTAGTGCCCTCAAGCATTGGACCTACTTTAGGATTTTTATCTCTCAATTATACGGGTTCTTTAAGTTACACGAGTAATTTATCTGCGGGGACCACTTTAGTGCCTGAGCTAGTAGGTTATACTTATTTGGGGCCTGATTTTTATAAAGATATTAATGGATCTGTCAATATTTCAGCAACGGGGTTAAAAGAAGCAGTAGTTTTTCAGATCATGCAATTCATTCAAGTTGAATTCAAATATGAGCCACAAGCGAAGACCATTATTCAATGGTCCCCTTTTTGGAACTGGGCGATTCAGCAAAAGGTATTTGAATTTACTCCCCAAGTGAGTGACCCTACAACGTACTATGAGGTTACGCTTGAGAAGAGTTCAACGAATGGTAAAGGGTTAGGCTTTAAAATGACTGAAATGCTGCCAAATTTTCCTTTTTACTATCAAACGGGACTGATAACGATGAGGCGGCAAATAAACCCAACTTTTATTACGGGATGAGGATATTCTAGTGGGAATTTTAGACGGGCAGCCGGTTAATCAAGCTTACACGAACCCCGCATTCCTTGATCGTCGAGCGGACGATACGGCAATCGGCAAATATACTTTAAGCAATACTGATCCCACTTCAGGGAGCTCAGTAACTAATATTCAAAAAGAGCACAATTCAATTGCGTCTTTTACGGGTAAGTCTCTCAATTCAAGCGCAACGAATTTGCCTACCTGGACAAATACTCAAGTCGGATCATCTACTGATAACTTAAAAACAAGAGCGGATTTATTAACTGGTCGATTTGACGGATCGACTGGCCATACGCATGATGGCACGAACGGGAATGGACCTAATATCGTAGCCTCGACCCTCGCTAGCGTCCCTTACCGGGGTTATGTCCTTCAGGGCACAACTTTAACGGGGGTGAGTGGATCGTCAACCAACGTGAGCTCTCAACTCTCGGGAAGTACTTCTGGAGGATCTGCTTTTGCATTAGGGATTGTCACATCACCTCCTTATAATAAAATTGTTTTGAGACAAGCCACGGGCGCTAATGCGGGTGATTCTTTTGTCGATAGTTTGGGTAACGTCGTCTATGGGCGATTGACCTATGCCGCCTCAGTCTGGACTTTAAGTTATTATGTCCTACTCTCGGCAGTCGAGACGGCCTATAGCTTCGGTAGTTCGGTCAATGTCGACTGGTATTATCAGCAAATCTACAATCCGATGATCTCAGTTCCGACTTATTCTGAGTTTGCGGTCATTCCCTCGGATAATGTGACGGCAGATGTTTTAACAGCCACCCAAAGCGTCCAGGGTAAAGTTCTTTTATCATCGACCACCGCAAGCGCAATTACTACTACAGGTTCAGTCGGAACACCTAATGCCACGGTAGCCAACGCGGATCACGTTCACGCGGGTTTGCATTCTATCTGTAAGAGTGGAAACACACCGCTTCTGGGCGATGTAACCATTACGGCAAGCAATGCGGTCACTATCACGCAAACTGGACAGAATATTGATTTTAGCTCGCTCGGTGCGATTGGATATCAAGAAACTCCTGGGGGATTGATAAATGGTGTCAATACGACTTTCGGTCCTTTAACCTATACTCCCAGTTCACCTGCATCTGTGATCGTATTTTTAGACTATGTCGCAGTGCCAAATAGCTCGTGGACTTTAGTTGGAAATAGTATTGTATTTAGCGCGGATATTCCGCAAGCCGGTCAAAGCGTTTACGTTTTTTATTTATTTGCTGGGATTCCAACGCCGCCGCCAGTGCCTACAGGCGCTTTTAATTTAGAATACAGAACTTTAACAAGCGGAGAAATTAGTGCCAAAAGCTTGACGCTATTAAATGCTCCGTTTAGTGCTAATCTTACGATAGTTGATTTAATCGGTGGGTCACCTCAGATATTTAATGTCGATTTTACGGTTGCAGGAACCTCGCTATCTTGGACCGGGTTAGGCCTCGATGGTATACTTTCATCGGGTGATATTTTGCGGGTTCAATATTTAACGTAATTGAGGGGATTTTATGAGTCAGTTAAACGGAAAATTTGTTTTAGCAGATACAATCAATGATAGTAAAATTAGATTGAGAAATGCTAATCCACTACGGGCTAGGAATGCTGCGAATTCTGCAGACGTAAATCTTTTGCAGTTGGATGGGTCGAATATCATGCAACTGATGGGTCAAACCCAGATTGCAACGACTCCAACTGCATCGAATGACGTGGCAAATAAAAATTATGTCGATACGGCCATCGCCACAAGTCCATCGACCTGGATCTCAGCGGTTTTAGACGGACCACTGAACACTCCTCCGTCATCGCCTTCAAGTGGTGATCGTTACTTAGTTGGAACTTCCCCGAGCGGACTTTGGAGTGGACACGCTAACGCGATTGCTTATTATACGAGTTCTTGGAATTTTTTGACTCCCACTGCGGGATCTTTTGTCAATGTAAACACCTATACAACGGGCTTTTATGTCTATAGCGGCTCTGCTTGGGCGGCAAAAGATTTTGAAGAGACGACAGCGAGCACGGGCTTGCAAAAAGTTGGGGTTGATATTCAGCCTAAATTTGAGGCAACTAACCCGACGTTGCAAAACGCATCGGGAAGTTTAGCAGTTAAGTTAGACGGTTCTCGAGCAATCACAAGTGGAGCGAGCGGTATCGGAGTCAATCTTGAAGCGTCTAACCCGACGTTGCAAATTGCAACCAATCAACTCGGAGTCAAACTGGATTCAGGCGCTCCTATCGTCACAAGTAGCTCTGGATTGATCCTTCAAGTTGAGGCGTCTAATCCCTCTCTTCAAATTGCATCTAATCGTCTAGGAGTGAAATTAGATGGAGCGGGCGCGATTGTCTCGGGTTCTTCGGGTGTCGCAGTTCAACTTGAGTCAAGTAACCCATCGTTGCAAATTGCGACGAATAAACTCGGGGTGAAACTCAACGGATCGGGTGCGATCACAAGTGGGGCTTCTGGCGTAGGCGTCAATCTTGAAGGAACTAACCCGACGTTGCAAATTGCCACAAATCAACTGGGCGTAAAGCTCAATGGATCGGGTGCGATCGTGACGGGTGCAAGCGGTCTAGCCGTTCAAGTAGACGGTGTAACCGTTAAGATCAACGGTTCAAATCAGCTGGAAGGTCTGAAGCCAACGAAAGAGAATTTCACTTTGTCGGCAACCAATATCACGAACGGATATATTGATCTTGCCCATACGGTTCAAACTGGATCAGTCTTGCTTTTTGCGACTGGACTCTTGCAATTGGAAGGCACGGACTATACCTTGTCTACAGTTTCAAGCGTGACGCGGGTGACTTTCGCCGGAGATTTAATTGCGGCGGGCACTGCGTTAGTAGCCGGAGATAAGTTGACGGTCGCTTACTCGTACTTGTAATTTGAGAGGATAGAATGCGTCTTGTAAATCGATATATTAACGAAGGCTGGACACAGGAAACTCCCACGGGCACGATTAACGGCTCGAATAAAGTTTTCACGCTAGCCAACATTCCGGTTGATCCTTTGAGTGTCGCCGTGCATTTGAATGGCGTATTTCAAAGGCCAACGACAGATTATTCGATTTCGGGGACTACAATCACTTTCGTAACCGCGCCCGCTTTGGGGCAAGACGTATTCGTTCTCTATTGTAAGAGGGTATAAAAAATGGGCAGACTACAGAATGAGGATTTTAAAAGCAGTGCGGAATTAGTTTCGGCTGGCGGAACCGCTGCCCAACTTTTGAATGACACGAAAATCTATGTGACTGGTAATAGCATCAACGACACTCTATTTAATGCGATTCAAGCGGGGTCAATCGGCGGAGGCGGTGGGTCTAAAAACTATATCACCACTGGCTCAACCTTTGAGAATAACGCGACAACCGGATGGTCTCTCTCTCATACGACACTGGATTCAAATAAGTTCCCCAATCAAGCAAGCGGGTCATGGACTTCTGCAGCGGGCACTCTTGCCATCTCAACCATCGGCTCGGGCTCTCAGTTAGCTGGAAACTACTCCTTGTCTCTTGCCTCCTCCGCTGCAACGACAGCTGGGGATATGTTAGTCTCAAACGCGATCACGTTAGATAAAGAAGCTCAAGCGTCCGTCCAGACCATCACTTGTTATTACAAAGTGGCTTCTGGATCTCCTAATTTTTCTGGTACCTCCTCAAACTCGCTAGCCGCAGCAATTTATGATGTAACCAATAGCGCATGGATTCAGCCCGCCGGGGTTTATAATTTCGTAAATACCGCAACAGTGGGTAAATTTACGGCTACATTTCAGGTGCCAGCAAATACGACGAGTGTCAGGCTTGCGCTTTATTTCCCAAATTCTACAGCTGCCGTGACGTTTTATCTGGATGATTTTTCGCTTGGACCCGCTCCAACGGCAGTCGCTCCTGCTATGTCGGATTGGATTTCATTCACTCCGACAGGCACTTGGACAGCGAACGTAACTTATGTGGGCAAATATCGTCGAGTGGGAGATAGTTACGAGTTTGATTATTCGATCACGTGCTCCGGTGCGCCAACAAGCACGACTCTCACTCTTCAACTTCCGTCAGGGTTGTCAATTGACACAACAAAACTTGCTTTGAGTGGAAATGATAATGAGCAATTGGGAATTGGCGTTGCCACCGATACAGGCGTAAATTCTTATCCGTGCGTTGTTAATTATGTAAATACAACGACCGTGAAAATGCTCGCAATGAATGCGGCTGGCACTTATTCGTTAGAAAGCGCAGTCACGCAGGCCGTGCCCTTTACATTCGGTAGCACTGACACTATCCAAGCCAGGTTTGTTGCTCCAATTGTAGGACTTTCAAGCAATAGCGTCAGTTCAAGTGATACGGATACGAGGGTTATTTCTTCAAAAGCTACTCTTTCCGCTACTTCTGGAAATTTTACTACTAATGTTGAAGCAAAAGTACCTTTAAATTCCGCATTGAGTGATCCCACGGGTATTTTTGATAGTGTTAACAATCGGTGGAACATTGCTGTGACTGGCGATTATTTTTTATCTACAGTTACAAATTGGAGCACTCAAACAGGGGTTAAATTAACATCATATCGCGTCAATGGTGGATCATCTCAATACTTTGGAATGCTCCCGAGCGGAGATCGTTTACCCGCATCAACGCTAATTCCTGGACTTAAAGCAGGCGACTATGTGGAGTGGTGGGTAAGACAAGACTCGGGCGGTAACGCAACGCTTGCAGCGGGAAGTGCTTCAACTACTGCAAGTCTGTTCAGGCTTTCCGGTCCCGCAGTCATCACTGCGACTGAAAGCGTCAATGCTGCTTATGGAAACGGCGCTGGAACTTCAATTACAAACGTCTCCGCAGTTGTACCTTGGCCAACAAAAGTCTTTGATTCACACGCAGCCATGAACGTGAATGGAACCTACACGGTCCCGGTTTCTGGAAAATATTCAGTTTCAGCTACTCTTTTGACTGCATCTACATCGTTTGCAGTTGCAAACAACTTGCAGCTTTATTTATATAAAAATGGTTCATCAGTTAACACTTTGGGATATAATTACGTTCTCGGCACAACTCGCGCATGGGTAACTGGAAATGCAATGATTAGCTGCAACGCAGGCGATACCATTCAAGTTTATATGAATGTAGGTTCGGGCTCGACGACGCTAAGTAATAGCGTGACCGATAACTTTATTGCGATTGCAAGGGTAGGTAACTAATATGAAACGCGTAATTGTTAAGAATTTAGACGGCATTCAAACTCACGGCGCGGATATGCAAGACCCGACTGCATGGATTGCGAAGTGTCAGGAGTCAGGGGCTTGGGGTGTCGACTACAGTGTCGAAGTCATTGACCTAGATCAAGATCCTGCTTGGCTACTTGAGCAATGTCATTTGAAGCGAGCCGCTGAATATCCACCTGCCGCTGATTACCTTGACGGGATTGTCAAAGGCGATGCAGGTAAAGCGCAAGTCGATAAGTACATTGCAGACTGCCTAGCGGTAAAAGCAAAATACCCTAAACCTTAAGGTAAAAAATGGCGGACGTAACGCAATATCCTCAAAACTACGTCCTCACGAGTACTGAACAAACAAAACAACTTAATATTGTTTTGAGCATTGACGGTTTGCCTGTCAGTTTTTCTGTATCAAATACTTATACTCGAATTCGTTATGGGGATTTAGGCATTTACTACGGGATGCCTGACGTTGTTTATGGCGCACTTCGAGTGCGCGATGATGTGAAATCTTATCTTAGTTTTGACTCGGGAATGACTCTTTCTCAAAGGCTCGAGCCCGAGCAAGGACGCGCGTCCATTTCTCAATTCAGTTTTACCCTCATTGACAAAGACGGATATGTGTCTCAAGTCGTGTCTCCTGGCGGGGGGATTTTAAATGAGATTTTAGGTCGAGCCGTCACGGTTCGAATGGGCTATCTGAACAATAGTTATCCCGAGGACTATTTCGTCGTGTTCCGAGGCATTATTACGAATGTGCAAATCATTGCTGGTAAGGTCAATTTATCTATTGGGGATGCGAATCAAAAGAGACGATCGGCCACGTTTAAGGTCGCAAAAACAACTCTCGTTTCTACTATCACAGATACTCAACTTGCTATCCCGCTTAATTCCATTGTTAACTTTTACAATCTCATTGTCGATGAAGGTGCGGTTGCTCCGAACCTATGGACTGTAAAGCCTTACATTAAAATTCAGGATGAGGTGATCCCTTACGGGTATGGAGCGATTTCAGGCACAACCATTACAGCACTGGCTCGAGGTGGGGTGTATGCTCGCTCTACTAGTGCAATCGCTCACGATTTGGGAACCGAATGCTCTAACGCAATTGAAGTAAACGGACATCCACTCAATTTGGCATTAAGAATTATGCTCTCTGGCTGGGGGGGATCTCCTTGGAAAGCCGGAGTGAAATGTACTGCCTTGGGTCTCGTGATTGACGGAAGTGTGACGCCCGCTGCTAATGTCATTGTTTTACCTCCCGCAATTGACGCGGATATTGACTATGGACTTGTGATAGGTGACCGAGTGCAAATCACGGGGAGTACGGCAGGAAACGATGGCACTTATACGATCACGAACTTTGGGAATTGTGAGGGTTTTTCTAATCGATTGATTTACATCAGTTCGAACCTTGCGCTTGAAAACCCAGCGACAAGTGTCACGCTAAGTTTTTACTCTCAATTTGATGTCTTGCCTGAGAATGCGGGTTTAAAATTAACTCCGAATGACATTGATGTAAAAACACATATTAAATATCGTGATACGGTTTTTGTGGGCACTGAGTATTTTATGGTGCTCTACATCACCAGTCAGCAAACGGGTAAATCGTTCATCGAGAGTGAAATGTATTTACCGATTGGAGCATACTCACTGACCCGATATGGCAGACTCTCGATGGGCTATACTAAACCGCCCGTTGCAGCAGATAAGCTTGTCGTTTTAGATGCGAATAATGTTATCAATCCGCAAAATATAGCTTTAAGCCGAGGACTGAATAACCGTAAATTTTATAACGAAATTCAATTTCAATACGACTCAACGGATGCCGGAGAGTTTCAAGAAGTGATTCGCTCGGTCGATACTGATTCGTTAAATAAAATTGGAATTTTGCAGCTACTCCCTATTAATTCGCAAGGATTAAAAGCTGCTTACGGGGCGGGTATTTTGGCAAATCGAATTTGCAACCGTCTACTCACGAGATTTAAACAAGCAGCTTATGATGTACAACTCTCAACTTTCTGGAACCCAGGCACGTTTATTGAAGCGGGCGATGGGGTTGTGTTACGAGATGGGGGTTATTTAAAATTAACAAATTTCGCCGATGGAAGCAGGAATTTAGGTTCTCAAGTTCTGGAAGTCACGGATCGCTCGATTGATTTAAAAACCGGACAAGTGAAACTGACTTTAACGCAAGCTTTGGGGAATGTCCTCAATGCGCGCTATGCGGTTATCTCTCCCTCATCGCAAATTGCAGCGGTGGGCACGACGACAAGTCAAATCAAAATTAAACCCAGTTATGGCAATACGGTCAGTGAATCTTTAAAATGGACGCAGTTAGTCGGAATTGATCTATTGATTCATGACTATGCGTTTACGCACGTCGAAACGAGGACGCTTAAAGGACTCAGTAGCACTTTGCCTGATACCCTCATACTCTCAAGCCCGCTCTCGTTTTTACCGGGTGAAAATTATATTGTAGATGTCGCCCGGTATGGAAGCAACACAGACTCAGCTTATAACGCGCTTGCCAAGGCTGTCTATGCGTTTACAGATCCGACATTAACAGTTCTAGCGGGCATCTCTACTACACAATTTACAGTGTCACTAGGGGACCTTGCAAACTTACCGCTCGGGGCTACCCTTTTTATTCGAAGTTCAGATTGGTCGCTTCGCAGTCCAGATGTTACGGTTATTCAAATTATTAGCGCTAATACAATCGTCGTGAGTGAGTCGTTAGGCTTTACGCCTTCCTCTGGCCAAAAAATTGAGCTCATTGGATTTTTGGATAGTGGCGGGGCTTATCGCTTCTTGTAAGGAAAAACTATGTCAAACTTAAGTACGAGTGCAAATCTTATTCAAACTGAATCTCTCCAATATCAATCGCCGGTTTCAGAATCGGCACTGCAAGCGATGGGTGGGGCGATTAACTATTGTCTTTTAAAACTGATCCCGGTGGGAACTATTATCCCCTCGATGCTCACCCAAGCGCAATTCAATGGACAAGTTGGCACTGGCTACTGGGTCATTGCAGATGGCTCTTCTTGTGTAGGCACGACTTATTCAGCAGTTTCAGGCTATACAACTGTTCCTGATTTAAGAGGTCAATTCTTAAGAGGAAAAAACAACGGAAGATCCGACGGGAACCAAAACCCAGACGGGGATTCGGCTTTAGGTACTTATCAAGCCGATGCTTTTAAAAGCCATAATCATAGCTATGTGGTGGATACCGATAACGGCATTAAGCCCAACAATCATGCTGCAGGGTCAAATGGCACCGGGGAAAGCCGAACTAATACCGTGAGCTCAACGGGTGGGAATGAAACCCGAGCCAAAAATGTGACGATTAACTACTTCATCCGGGTCAACTAATGAATGAGATCATTGAGGCGATTCAAGCGATTGCAAAAGAACAAAAGATCGATCCGAAGCTACTGCAAGCGATTTGCACGGTTGAGAGTAGTTTGAAAACCAACCTAGTGCGTTTTGAACCTAGCTATTCTTATCTTTTCCAAACCTCGACCTGGGCGACGAAGCTTTTGATTTCGCAAGATACTGAAGCGGCTTGTCAGAGATTCAGCTATGGACTCGGGCAAGTGATGGGCGCAGTTTGCCGTGAGTATGGGTATAAAGACAATCTGATGAACTTGGTCACTGATTGGAAAAGTGCCCTCAAATACTCAGCTATGCACCTTGCGAAGTTATCGAAAAACCGTCCTAATTTGCAAGACGCCATTGCAAGTTACAATGCGGGCACTGTGAAAAAAACCGCTGACAATCTTTACATGAACCAGTCTTATGTAAATAAAGTCATGCGCGAATTAGAAAATATCAAGGCCGGTTGATTTTAGTTCTCGCTTGTTTCATAATTAAATGAGGGGGGCGGGTGACAAGGATGTGACTTGTCTCTCTTTTTTTTGAGAGGTGGGTAATGGAAAAAATTTTAGATCAGTTACCAGTCATTTTAGGTGTTCTTTTAGGGATTTCTGAGAGTTTAGCACTCATTCCTGCTTGCAAAAGCAATGGAATACTTGACGCTATTATTAAAATTCTTAAGTTCTTGAGTAAAAAAGAATGATCTCGGGTATCATTGCATTTATTCAAATGTTACCGCGAATTCTTATGCTTATGGAAAAAGCGGGTAAAGCAATGTCTGATGCTCGCTTTCATGCTTGGCTAGAGGATTTAGAAAAAACAATTGACCGAATTGAAGCGGCTCATACGTCGAAGGAAAAACAAGATGCAGCGCAATCTCTGGCTCGTTCTATTCATAGCTCTCGTTAGCTGTAACAACGGCCCGGACGTAACGGTCTGCCTCATTGACGCGCAGCATAATACGTTGGAATGCTCTGACTCTGATGGCCATAAGAAAACTTTAAGATTTGAGGATGCAGAAAATTATGTCTGTTTTTCTCCTCGAGACACTGAACGGATGATTAAGGCGTATGAGAATCATAATGCGGGGTGTTTACCATGAGTCAAAACGACATTATTAAGTGGGGGATTTTTCTTCTTTCTCTCGTGTCCTCTATTTTTGGTTTAGCAGGCTACGCATTTAAACAGTTTGAGAGTCGTGAAAATTCTATCGAGATGCACACCTTCATTGAGAAAAGATTGGATCAGATTGAAACGAAACTCGATCAACTTATTGATCGTTAATTCAGAGTGGGCAGAGTGGGGAGTAAAAGTAACTCAATCTGGGCTTTGTCGGTCGTAAAAGTAACTGTCTGATCTTGTAAAAACATGCGCTTCAAATGCTGATTCTTGGTGTCGGGGATTTGGTTCAAAATGGTGGGCAAGTCCTCGTCTGTTAGCTCGTAAGTAAAAATTTGAGGCGTTTTGAAATCTTGATAAGTAATGATTTTTATCAAAATAAATCGAATCACAACTTTACGATCAAATACTCAATTTTATAATTCGCCGTGTCAGTCGTTTGGGCAGTCGCAAAACTAAATCCCGTGGCGCTTTTGGCGGTCGTGTTAGGCGTTAAGTGACGGGGCGATGCATCGACGACATTTGAGATCGTGAGTTGCAGGACGTAGTTCGTTGTCCCGAGACTTGAGGGATAGGTGACTGAGAAAGCCGAAGGGCCGCTTGCCATCGCAGCAATGCCTCGGATGATCGTGCCGCTCGTAATCGGGTTCGAACCAGTCCATGCACCGCCGCCTAATCCCACGCCGCTCATGAATTCGCCCCTTCGGTAATGTAGAGAGAGCCGCTTCCAGCCGTGGTTTGAATCACAGCAAGCTTGTGATTAGGAGTGACTTGAAAGTATTCTACAATGCCGCCGGGCATGAAGAAGCTTGCGGGATCTCCTGCAATCGCTGTCGGATTTGTGTTCATAGCAACCCAGCAATCAACCGTCGCAAAAAGTCTAATGATTGTGACTCCGGACGTAAAAAAGTTAGATTGCACGCTACTCGCACCGATTGCGACCGTCTGGGAGACTCCGGGATGGACGACTTGAAAGATCTGTTTTTGGAACCCATCGGCAACGGCTGCAATGCTCATACGATATCCTTTTTTATCCGAGTGAGCGCGTTAGTGCACTCACCCGGCCCATTATCTGACACTCAAACCTTAATTCATCATGAAATTAATTCTCATTCAAATTAAAAAACCCCTAGCTAGCTTTTTAGTAGGGGAAAGCTCACTAGGAGTTACATGGCTAGTTCAATCGTTCGCAAGCCTGAGTGGGCCATTATTTTAGCTTACGAGCAAGAGAAAAAAGCTGAGTGAGAGTCTGGACGGTTTTCTTTTTAAAATCAAACTCTAGCGCAAGTTGGGCACCCAAAATCACCTTTCGTTGCTTGCTCAAAACAACTCACAGATTGACACACCTTGACTGAATATCCTTGATACCATCCTTTGGATACACTCGCCCAAACTCCCCTCAGCCTCCACTTTTGGCAAATCATACAACGAAATCGGTTGTTAGACTCATCTTGTTTAGTTTTACGTTTCTTCATATCTAATTAAGATTTTATTAATTTTTTTACTTTATATCCAATTATTTTAATTTAAAATTTTATCTCAATAGACGTAATGTAGTTGTTTATTATATAATAAATGTAGGAGCAAGAAATATTATGAATCGTTGCCAAATTTTCAATAGTTATTCTTTTCATCCTTGGCTAAAAAAATCTTTTAATCGATTGTCTGCAAAAGAAAAGCAAATTGCTGTAGATTTTATAATAGCTCATGATTTTTTGGATAAACCTAATTTTGAGCTAGCAGTAAATCGAATGTTTTTAGAAAAAGAGCGGACAAAAAATTGGACAATTATTTCAGAGCTCCTCTGTTGCGTCAACAGCGCTTTTTAAAAGGTCTTCATCAATTTTAATTTCGCCACATGCTTGAGTTGCTAATTTTGCATTCCCTTTGACAAAAATTAAAACATTTTGATGTGTTTTTCCTAATTTTCTTGACGCACTGAAAGCTTTTCCAGCACGCAGAGCCAACGTGCCAACTGCGGTGACTAAAATTGCTTCGTTATAGAAATTAGCTCCTGCACCTTCAAAAGCTGCAATAGTGTCAGCTACAAAATTTAAATAAATTCCATTATTTTTCTTTTGGCGGACTTCTCCGACAACAAAACAAGCAAATCTATTATTTTTAAGTAATTTTACTGATTCTTTAATAATATCAAAATAAGCCGCCCTAAATTCTGCATAATCTAAAGTTGATAAATCTTTTGGGTTATCTGAATAAACTTCTAAATCTGCGTAAGGCGGACAACTGAAAATTAAATCCGCTTCGATATCCTTGCAGATGGTTGCAATATCTCGCGAATCCCCGCAATGCCAAACAGGCATAGGGTCAACACAAACTTTATCGGCTTGAGCACGATTGCTTTCAATTTGCTCAGGCCGCAAATCGTTGCCAACATATTGTCGATTTAATTTAGAGGCAACAATTCCTCTCACGCTGCCACCAGCAAAAGGGTCTAAAATTAAACCTTCAGAAGGACAAAACCAGCGGTAAATAATTTCGCAAATTACAGGGTCAAAAATGCTTGTGCCACACTGCACTGGCGCTTCTGATCCTTTGATTTTTTTTAAAAGTGTAGCAGCGTCTAATAAATCAAGCAGGTCGTTTGCTCTGCCTTGCTCGCTTTCTATTCCCATAGCTATCCAAGATCTTTTCCGGTCCTGCCACCATCCTTCCCGAGCATTCCACACAGAAAAAGGAGGAATTAAAAACTTTTCAGATAAATTACCTCTTGTTTCTTTATCAGGTTCTTTTTCATTCAAATCAATGGCGAAATCTTTGAGGCCTAACAAATCAATATTAAAATCTGGTCCTAGATCAGCAATATCGCAATTAATTGTTGCAAGATCTAATTCACTCCAAGCTGCTATGGCATTATCTGCGATTAAATCAGCGTATTCTTGTTCTTCGCTTTCGTAATCTTGAAAAGAAACAGGAACTTCGGTCCATTCATTTCTTTGAGCGGCTAAAAGCCTTCCGTGTCCGGATGTTATAAAACCGCTTTGATTGGAGACTTTGATGGGATAACGCCAACCTTGATATTTTAAAATTTCCGCTAGACGCTCTTCCTGTTGATGTGTGTGTTTATTTCTGTTTTTAGGGTGATGCTTCAGATCAGAAATAGCAACTAAAAGATCGTAGGGACAATGGATTTTCATACGCAAAATTTAGCCGATAAAAAGAAAACAAAAAAGAAAAACTTTGAATTTATAATAATTTAAGTTAGAAAAGCTTTTATGAATTTTGACGAATTCGTACAGATTTACAAACCCTAAAAAAGTTTCGGTATGTGGTCTGAAAATTCAAGAGGCGTCAAGCCTCACTCTGTACACAGACGCATATCGGCCCGACTAGCGTCAACTAAGTCGGGCATTTTTTAAGGGCAGCATGGCAAGAATCAACATTGAAGACAGTTGGTGGATATCCGCAAGGCGGTCAGCTCTTATCAGAGCTTTAGGATCGGAAGAGATGGCAGACGGCGCAGCCGTGCGTCTATGGCGTATGGGTCAAGACTATTGGAAGGAAAACCACCAAGCAATACCCAAGCAGTGCTTCGATTTGCTTGGCTGTGCTTCGGCTTTGCTTGAAAGTGGTTTAGCAGTGCTAGACGGTGAGTGGGTGCATGTTCGCGGAGCGGGAAAAGCTTACGAATGGCTAGAAAAAAAGAAAGCGGCGGGGGCTAAGGGAGGGAAGAAATCGGCTCAAAGAAGTCGAGATTCCCAAGGAAAACTCCAAGCACAACCCAAGCAAGAGCCAAGCACAACCCAAGCAATGCTCAAGCAAACCCAAGCCTCTTACTCTTCCTCTTCTTCTTACTCCCCCTCTTCCTCTTCCTCACCCTCTGACTCAAATTCTTTTTCTAAAAATAAAAATGCGGGAATTCGAATCGAATATCCCGAAGATTTTGATCAACTTTGGTTTTTGTATGATCGTAAGGGTGACAAGAAAGCCAGCTTTGAGGAATTCAAAAAACAACGATTGAATGAAAACGAAATTGCTCAACTCAAAATCGCTATTCAAAATTATCAGCAAGAAAAACCCGAATTGATTTACCGAAAGGATTTCGAAAGATACCTAAAAACCGATTGGAGAGAAAACCTAAACCCAAAACCAAAACAAGAAACCAAAACTCAAAAACAACTATTACATGAAAAAAACGACGCTCTAGTTAAGCGAAGGCTTGCAGAGTTAAGAGAGCAGAGGTTAGCAAATGAGAGAAATAATTTGGCACCAGTTGGCGGGATTGACGAAAATCTATGAGCAAGAACTGACAGACGAACTAGTTGATATTTGGACAACCATTTTCGAGGGCATTTCTGAGCAAGAATTTATTCAAGGGATTGTAAAATATTGCCTAGACCCTGAGAGCAAATTCTTTCCAAAACCTGGGCAAATTTATAGTTTGATTAGACCCGAAAGTGATTCCAATTCTCAAGCAGCTCTTATTGCGGATTCAATTTTTACCGCTTTAAGAAATTATGGTGCTGATAGTATTGGTAAAGCAAAAGCACGTTCTAAAATTGGAGAAATAGGATGGCAGTGGGTTGAAAGAATTGGGGGATGGCAAATTTTTATAGAAAGTGTGGTCAATGAAGAACAAGTCCCAACGCTGAAAGCGCAGTGTCGCATGGCGTTAAAAGGGTTGATTTCAAAACAAAAGTGTAATAATAATACAATGCAAATTCAAAATTGCGCATCGCCAGAAAAACAATTCAATTTAATTGATTTGGGCGTTTACTTAAAAAATATTGATAAAGTAGGAGAAAATCCATGCGTGTAGTACGTAGTATGGAAATTGAAAAACCAGTAATCATTCAAACACTAAAAGATCTTGCCGAATATTATTTTACGTCAATCACAAGTAGTCAATTAGAGATGTATGTCGAGGATTTACTGCCACTCGGTAGTGAGCTTGTTAACGAAGCCGCCAAACAATACCGGAGATCGGTCTACAATTCAAAATTCCCGCTTCCTGTTTTTTTGAAAAAAGAAGCGATCAAAATGGGCGAATGGAAACTAAAAGAACAAAATGAAAAAAAATATGTCTGTTAATTTCAAACTTATCGCGTTTCTCGTCAGCCTCCTCTTCTTGTCTATCCTCGGATTGACTCTCAATGCTCATGCTAAAAGCTCGCGCATGTATCAAAGATTTCTACACGTCGATAAAACCAAAGTCGTACTTGAGGCGTGGACGCATGAGGACATGTATCAAATCAGGGTCTACATCGACGGGGTGTGTTCCCTCACCGTGGATAGCCTCGCTGACTGGCAAGTGGACCATGAGATGAGAAAGGTCGAGAACGTGCTCAAATCGTTGGGACCTTCGATTGAATCGCTGATTGGTTTTGGGTGTTAGTTTTCCTTTGAATAACTCTTTTAATCATTGTATGACTTAGTCATGCAACGATCTGAACAAATCAACGAACTGGCTATCGCGCTTTCTAAAGCTCAAGGAGAGATGAAGGCAGCGATTTTTGATAAAGAGAATTCTTTTTTTAAAGACGCAAAAGGCAACCCCTCAAAGTATGCGTCCCTAGTAGCCGTATGGGATGCTGCTAGAATCCCTTTGACCAAAAACGGCCTCTGCGTGATTCAAAGCGTAGATCATGAGGGAGACATTCCAATCCTTGAGACTATGCTGACTCACTCAAGTGGACAGTGGGTCAAATCCCGAGTCGTTTTAAAACCGGAAAAACCGAATGCGCAAGGTTTAGCCTCGTCGGTCACCTACACCAAAAGAATGGCTATGTCGGCTCTCTGTGGCATTGTCGCGGATGAAGACGATGACGGGAATGAAGCCAGCGGCAATCGACCGATTGAGAGTGGACACGTGCAACCCCGTGGAGGAATTGTTTCCGGTGCTGGAAACGGGGTAGGCGCTACGCCGAAGGGCGAGATTGCGAACGTGCCCAAGGTTCAAGTTGTAGCAAAAGTGAACCCACATCAAGAGCATAAGCCTGAACCTAAAAAAGAGACAGGCATGTCTGACGATTTTCAGGTTCAACTCATTACCGAGGATTACGTCCCCCCCTCGGGGAAGCTTGCGGGAATCCCTCTTCGTCAAAAATCAGATGAAGAGTTGAAACGCTATTTCAAGGACACGATGCTAGCCATCGCGCAAAGCGGCAAGCCTTTCGAGCAACAAGCACCCGAGAGGCAAGAGATTTTAAATACGATTGAAAAAGTACTGAAGGGTCGAGGTGTATTTTGAATAAAGTTCTTTTAATTGGAAACTGTGGTTCAAAGCCTGAATTAAGATATACGCAAAACGGGACGGCGGTACTCTCTCCCTCAATCGCGGTCACTAAGAGCTATAAAGATCCGCATGGTCAAATTGTCAAAACGACGACTTGGGTTAATGTCGTCATCTACGGCAAACGGGCAGAATGGGTGTCGCAAGAGCTGCAAAAGGGCACGAAGGTTTTTGTCGAGGGTGAGCTCAATATCAGAGACTACCAGGCGAAGGATGGCAGTAAAAAAATAGTGGTTGAGGTTGTGGCGTTCCAGTTCGTGCCCTTTACAGCAAAAAAAGAAGCTCAAACTCAATCCTACGCCCCCCCATCCTCATCGTTTGACACCGGCACGATGAGCGAGGAAGATATTCCATTTTGAGGGAGGGAATTTTGAATGAATGAAAAATCAGGAACTCAAGTCGTGCAGCTCATTGAAGTGGACCCAAATAAATTAATTGAAATTGGACAACGTTTAAAACAGACCGCAATGGATACAGCCTACCCGGGTGAGAGCGTCATTATCCAATTCACCACTAAAATCACGTTCGTCTACCATCCCGAAGCGGAGTTTTTAAAACCGCGGCACACAATTGGAATGACTCTTTCTCTTTCAGCCGAAGGGGGCGCCAGTGAAGTGTAGATTTTGCGGCGGTCGAGGATCGGTCAATCTTGCCATTGACCAACCCGAAGAAAAACGAGTCGATTGTACTTTCTGCAACGGTTCGGGATTTGATAAAAACGCATGGTACGAGGAACAAAGGCGGCGCGATTACGAGAGCGAGTGGTCGGATTACCGAAACTATACGCCTGATTTGGGGCGGCTATGAGCGAGAAGCTTTTATCCGTCGATGAGATTGCTGCTCATTTAGGCGTTGCACCCATCACAGTTTATCGTTGGGTTCAGCAAGGAAAAATCCCATGCCACCGAGTGGGCAGACAATGGCGATTCATTCAATCTGAGATTGACGCTTGGATTCAGTCGGGACGATCTAGTAGTTAAGAACTTTTAAAATCTGGCCCTCAATCAAGTGAGCCTTCACATCTTCAAGCGACCGAGCCACAAAAGCAATCGCGCCCAACTCATGCATGCGGTCTAAAAACACCGCTTGATGCGGCATGAGCCTACCCTTCTCGCTTTTAACCTCGATGCAGAGCATATAGCCTTGCCAAATCCCTAAAATGTCAGAACTGCCTTTTTCACTGAATCGGTGGGTCGGTTTCAGATAGACCCCACGCTTCGCATTGAAAGTGCCCATGGATTTATTCTTCCAGGCGAAGCATCCCTTCTGATAATTGAGCCAAAGGAGAATTTCCTGTTCGATGTCTTTTTCTTTCCTCACTTGTGGTTTTAGCTTGAGAATTGCCCGGGGGACTTTTTTATTTCGGATCATTGAGGTAGCCTATCCCACGCATGAGTAAAATTAAAACACGATTAAAAGAACCGGAATGGAAATCCTCTTGCGTGACTGAGACTTGTGAAAATATTTCGGGACACTCATCAGGGCTTTGCCAACCGTGCAGAACGGTGAAATGCGGAATTTGCGGGGGGGCGTTAGTCAAGCAATCGCTTGCCTCCAAAAATATTCGTTGTTCCAATTGCAATCGAGGAAAAGCCAAAGAAGTAAAAACTCCCGAACCGGCCGCAGTTAGGTTAAGAGATTAACCCATGGCAAACGAAACCCCAGTCGTGAGCGGGCTTTTTATGGATCGTTCGGACCCGGTCGGCAACTCCGCCGATACGGACGGGCGGAGAAGACTCCATACTAAAATCACGAACTCAGTTAATGAGCCGGTCTACACCGATTTAAGACCTCTAGTGCAAGCCCGAGTGACCACAGTTCAATTAAACAGTTCGGCCTGGGTGCCACTGCCTTCACAAAATTTACCGAATCGACACAGCGTTACGATTCAAAATACTTCAACGACGAAAAATATTTTAGTAAATTATACCACTTCTGTGCCACTCACTGAAGGATTTATCATTTGGCCACAGAGCGCAAAAGAATTAGTTCTCTCCGATTCAATGCAAATTTATGGTGTCATGGAGTCTGGCGCCACAGGGATAGCCGTGATTGAAGAGGTCGGGCAATGAGTCTTTACGGCGGGATAGTCACGAAATACATTCCCGCTCCAAATGCGGGAACTACCCCTTTTGACCCCACCGGCACAACGCTCAACTCCCAAACCGTTCAAAGCGCGATTCAAGAACTCGCTCAATCCCAAGGTGCTTATCGAGTTTTGACCGCGCTCGGTCCTAAAATTGTAGGTGTCAATTTTTTGAATCAGACGGTCATCACTCAACTTGAGTATGAATTTCTTACGACCCCGATAGGCGAGGTATTAACTTTTTAATATGCAACACATTTACACTGGTAATGGAAGTCCTTCGATCACGCCTAATGGGGTGGGTCATCACTATATTGATCTCCTGAATAAGCAATCCTACATTTCCGTGGGTAAGGATAACGCCTCAGATTGGAGATTGACCACGAGTACAAGTGGTGCATCTTTTACGCATTGCGTCGAAACTTTTAGTCTCAGCTCCAATGATATTTTGAATCAATACGTTGACCTCACATACACTCCCATTCAGAATAGTATTCAGGCTTCTGTGAATCGTCTCAGCCTATGGGAGGGGGAGGATTTTATTTTAACTCAAATCAATGGGGTGACTCGTTTAAGTTGGGTAAACTCCATGAGCTCAAGTGGGGATGAAGCACTCGAAGCCGGTGACTCTCTTAAAATCAGATATATCCGAACGTAAGAAAGGACTCTTTCATGTCAGATCAAAGAATTAAAAAGAAATTTTTAGCGCCCGAGGTAATCAATTTCATTACCTCTCAGCAAACTGGGGCGGTTTCGACTGCTAACTCTTACACCGACGCGCAAGTCGCCGCAGAAGCGCAGTTAAGAAGTGATGCCGACGCATCCATTCGAACTGATTTCGCAGCAGGCGACTCGGCCACTCTCTCGAGCGCTGAGAGCTATACCGATCAGAAAATTGCTGATTTGATCGGAGGTGCTCCGGCGATGCTCGACACCTTAAAAAAAATTGACGATCAACTTTCTCAAGACGAAAGTGCCGTAAGCGCTCTCGTCCAGACCGTTGCTGAGAACCTCGATACAGCGAAAGCCTACGCTGATTCTCAGGTTGCAAGCGAAGCCTCCCGCGCCCAAGGCGTGGAGCAGAGCCTAAGCGATGCGATTAGCTCCGAGGCATCCCGGGCACAAGGCGTTGAAGCATCCCTTCGTTCTGATCTCACCGCTGAAGTCGCTCGCGCTCAAGGGGTTGAAGCAGACCTAGCCTCTTCAATCGCAAGCGAAGCTTCCCGAGCTCAGGCTCAAGAAAGTGCGCTTGATGGTCGTTTGTCGAGCGCTGAAGCTGCAATCGTCAGCGAAGCTGCTACGGCTCGCGCAGCGGAACTTGCTCTCTCAAACGCATTAGACGCTGAGATTGCCCGGGCGCAAGCTGCGGAATCGGCTTCAAGCTCAAGCTTCCAATCTGCGTTGGATGCAGAAGTCGCTCGCGCTGAAGGCGTAGAAGCATCCCTTCGTTCTGATTTGACCACAGAATCAGAAACCGCTCGCGCAGCTGAACAAGGCTTAAGCGATGCCTTGACCGCTGAAATTGCACGCGCGACCGCAGCAGAATCTGCCGCTCAGTCGGCTGCTCAATCCTACACGGATCAAAAGATTGCTGATTTGATTGGGGGCGCTCCAGCGATGCTGGACACTCTTAAAAAAATTGACGATCAGCTGGCAAGCGACGAAAGCGCAGTAGCCGCACTCGTAAACACCGTCGCCGCTAACCTGACTGAAGCGAAATCCTACACCGATTCTCAGGTCGCAAGTGAAGCCTCTCGCGCCCAGGGTGTCGAAGCCTCATTAGCTTCTGATTTAGCCTCGGAAGCCTCAACTGCTCGCGCAGCTGAGAGCGCACTGAGTGCATCGATTGCAAGCGAAGCATCCCGTGCTCAGGGAGTTGAAAGCTCCTTAGATGCTCGCGTCACAGCTCTTGAAGCCGCTTACTTCGTTCCTGCAAAAGAGAAAGTAGAATTGACCCAGACTCATTTGGATCAGGGCTTTATTAATCTTTCGCACGACTATGACGTCAACTCTCTTCAGCTTTTCGTCGGTCGTCTGGCGATTTTTGAAGGCGAGGATTTCAGCGTGTCCGTCAATGGCGGCGTGTCTCGTGTCACCTTCACCGGCTCACTCGTAGATCCAAGCGGAGAACAGTTGTCCGTTGGGGATGTGATTTCTGCTAAAGGTCAATACCTTGGAGATGTCACTTTGAACGGCGGTTCAGTCTAAACTTGAATTGACATTCCGGGGGGGCTCGTTTCTAATGAACGAGTTCCCCTTTTTTTTAATCCAAATTTCTTAAAGGAGATTTTTCAATGAAAATCCAAATGAAACACGGCCCAGCGTCTCACTGGACCGAGCAGAACCCTATCCTCGCAGTGGGTGAGATCGGGATTGAATCCGATACGCATCAGTTTAAAGTCGGTGACGGCGTGACCGCTTGGAATGATCTTGACCACGACGGGCTAGCCGCTGGTAACTTTACCGAGTGCCGTCCTCTTTTAATCGGAGACCCTGCCGCTCCATTCGTGGGTCCTGAAACCCACCGCGCGCAAATCTTGGATTCAAAGCGTTTGGTGTTGAATGGCTCTGCCGATCCTGCAACCGTAGGTGATTTGGATGCGTCTTTCGGCGGTATTGTGCTCAAAGGCTTTAGAGACCATTTTTGGCTCTACGACTATGCAAACAATGCCTGGAATACTTCTGATAATATTAATCTTTCTTGTGAGACAGAAATTAAGATTGATAACAAGACCGCTCTTTCTGAACAGAAGGTTCGAGTCGGAAACCGTGTTAAATCCGGTAAGCTCTATCTAGGCTCAGGCGAGCATGATTCATGGAGACTGGGAACAAACGCAGACGGTGAGCTCGTCGTTGAGTATCGCCGTTTGGATGGCCAATGGATTGAAAAAGGAAAGTTTGCTCTTACTTCAACCGACAAGGGCGAAGGACTTGCAGAGGCAGCGAATCCTTACATCGAGCGTAAGGGTGAGCCTGTTAAAAAGCCAGCTCTCGTTGACCCAAGTGTGAATTTGGGTAAACAGGCTTGGGCTCTTTATGAGTCTGAAGACGGCCTTTTAAATGTGAAGCTTAATCTGAACACGGATGACGCTTTCGCGCTTGGTCGCATCATGAAGCGCTCGGCTAATTTCAACGGTACCATTTGCGGTCCTGTTTTGAAAGTTCGCCCAGGCGATGCTCTGGCCGTTGAATTCCAAAATAACATGGACGACCTCGGTGAAATTGAACCTTGGTCCGATGGCATGATGCAACGTCATGAGATGCTTCACATGCATCTTGATGATCGCGCTTATCCATTGAACGCAAATCCCATGGCGCTTGATACGGCGACCATTTGGATGCAGCATATCATGCAACGCGGACAGACTAACCTGCATTGGCATGGCGTCCACGCACGTCCAGACGGCTTTGGCGACAACGTCATGAGAACCGTTAAGCCAGGCTCGAAACTTCGTTATTACTATGAAGTGCCAGCGAATCACTTCGGTGGGCTCTACTGGTATCACCCACACGGACACGGCGGTTCGATGAACATGATCGATCGCGGTGCCGCAGGCCCGATCTTAATTGAAGGCCCCTATCAGCAAAGACTCAACGCAGCGGGTGTGGATCGTGAATTCATGATCTTGCAACGCATGCAGTGGGGCGATAACCTGAATGGTCACGACGAGCTCAATTGGGTAGACTATGTGTCTAACCTGCCTTTGGATGTCTATGATCCAAACGCAACGCCAGCTGAGGACGGACAGAAAGTCACTCCAGTAGACGCGCTTGACTTGAGCCCATACTACAAAGACAACTTAGATCCTAAGTGTATTTGCTCTTGCGCTGCTCTCGAAGGAAATGCTCCTCACGTTCACGGAAATTTCAGCATGGCAACCCCAAGCTGTACCCCAGTGGATGTGAAGTTCATTCACTCAGTGAACGGTCAGAAGCAACCGGTTTACTCGGTCAAAGCAGGAGAACTTAAAGTGTTCTCCATGCTCAACGCATCGGGCATTACTTTTCACAGAATCGCAGTCAAGGATCATGACCTCGTGATCGTGGGCCGCGACGGAGTGCCAGTCATTCCGCAAGGCTTCTCTGACACCGTGATTGACCCCGACTTCGTTTACTACCCAGCAGGCGTTCGCTTGAGTTACATCATCTGTAACCCAGGTCAGCGTTTTGAATTCTTCGTCGTCCCAAAAGTGGGCGTTGAAGTCTCGGGCGAGTATCCGATTTACACGTTGCCGATCACTGAAACTGAAACCTTCGATAACATCGATGCACCAGTTAAGATCGCATCGATTGCTTACGGCGAGACTCTCGCAAGCAGCGCATCGAATCACGTTTCAAAACTAGAGAGCCTGCTCCCCTCTCCTGCTACCGACGGCACAGCCTTGCCACAGGTTGACTTTGCAACGAAGAGTTATATCTCTTCAGTCGCAGAATTACAAACCTTGCTCGGTTCAACTCCGATCGTAGCTACAGTGGAAGGTGCTACACTTGCAGCTGATGGAACGCTGGTCATGCCAAATGATCAACCTCATCATCTTGCAGTCGGTGCAAGGGTTGCCATCGGTGGAACGGATTTCGTCATCAGTGAGCTTGCGACAGATGCTGCGACTTTTAAAATCGCAGTCCCTGAAGGCTCATCGGCTACACTTCCTGCCGAAGGAACCGTGTCGTTTGAATATGACCTATTCAAATTGACCACGATTAACAACTCCTCGACTAACAACCAAGATCAGCAAATCGTTGAGATCCTAACTGACCACTACTTTTACAGAGGCATTGCGCTTCCTGTAGAAGCGTTGGCAGATAAGATCGTGAGACGCCGAGTCATGAGTTTCGCGATTCATGGTCGCGGTGTGGCTGGCATGGGAAGCGGATCGACTTGGATGAACGAATCTCCCTACAATGATTTCAACCGCACGGTCGCTTATTTGGGCACTTGTGAAGAAATCTTGATGGAAAACAAGAGTGACGTCATCCATCAGTTTCATATTCACGTGAATCCATACCAGATCATGGGATACAGAGACGGTATTTTCGGCGCGAACGCAATGCCTAATCCTCCGATGAGCGGAGAAGGTGCTTATACGTTTGAACGTGAAATGCCAATTGCATTCCAGGGGTATGAGGACACCACAACGATCCCAGCGGGCGTACTTGCTGAGAATCCAATCGTTGCAGATGAAGCTGATCCAGGATCTCGCGGCGAAGTCCGTATGAGAACTAAGTTCGAAGACTACACCGGTCTCTTCCTCGTACACTGTCACCTCCTGGATGATCAGGACATGGGTATGATGCAGCACGTGGAAGTCGTGGCTCCTGGATACGTTCAGGCGCCTTACAGCACTCACACTCACGCTGTCTAAAAAACTGAGTTGCTCCTAAGAAGGAAAGGGGAGGAGAATTAAAACGCTCTTCCCCTTTTTTCTTTTCAGTCACTTGAAAATCGTTTACATTAAATTTCTCTCTCAAAGCGTTCAAATGATTTGAGCGCTCAATGTTGATTGATATTCATATGTTGCTCCTAGATTGAAGGGGCTTGAGATTAAAATTCTCGAGCCCTTTTTTTTATACCTGAATGATTAGATTTAGTTTATCCTACCAGAGATGGCGAAACTCGGAAGACGAACGAAATACAATCCAGATTTTCATCCTCATGATTTTATCGAAAAATCAAAAGCCGGTGACGTGCTTTCTCAAATTGCGGCAAGCTGGGGAGTGCATCGCGATACCGTTTATGAATGGCAGGATAAACATGCAGATTTTTCCGACGCCGTAAAAAAAGGACGCCTTCTTTCCGAGGCATGGTATATTAAAATCGGTAAGGCCGCCATGTTAGGTGAGGCGTACGATAAAGCTACTGGAAAAAAACTTCATGTTCAACTCGGGTTCTACGTTTGGTTAACAAAAAACTTATTTAAATGGAGTGACCGAGTCGAAACCGAGCAAGAAGTAAAAGCGCAGGTGAAAGAAATTACCTACGAAGCCGAGTGGGGCTCGACTAGCGAGGCGTCGAAATCCAAGGATGAAGGCTAGACTCAGACTCTACACCCCACATTCAGCGCAGCTCGCATTCCACAACTCCAATGCCCGCTTCCGTGTCGCATCTTTTGGAAGACAATCCGGCAAGTCTACCGCGTGCCTGAATGAAATGGTGAAAAAGGCATGGGAGGCACCCGGCACGACGTACTGGTATATATCTCCCACCTACGACCAAGCGCGGGTTCAATATCGCCGCCTAGTCGGGATGCTTCACACGTGTGATGAATTGCTACTCAAAAAGAATCAAACGGAACTCAGAATCAAACTGATTAATAACTCCCAAATCCGTTTCGTGTCGGGTGAGACCTCGCAAAACCTACGAGGTGAGACCTTGCACGGGGTAGTCATTGACGAAGTGAGAGATCAAGCGCCCGAGCTGTGGTCTCAAATCATTAGGCCCATGCTCACCACAACCAAAGGTTGGGCGGCATTCGTGTCTACTCCCCGGGGCTTTGATACGTTTTTCGATCTATTCCAAAAATCCCAAACGGATTCAGAATGGGCTAGCTTTCACGCTCCCTCAACGTGTAACCCTTTATTTACCCAAGCTGAGTACGAAGCAGCGAAACAGGAACTCAGCGAAGCTATTTTTGACCAGGAAATTAACGCAAATTTTAGGGATATCCATAATGGCTCGGCCTATATCAATTTTCACGCGCAGAACCTGGTTGACTCAAGCCCATTTACTCGCGACGGTGATTATTCCCCTTATCTCCCCGTTCTCGTCGGAATGGATTTCAACTTGTCTCCTATGTCTTGGGTATTGGGTCAAGAGCGTGTCGGGCAGTTTTATTTCTTCGATGAGATCTATCTTGAGCGTTCCCACACGCAAGAAGCAGCCTTAGAGTTAGCCGCACGCTTGAGACAGTTCAATTTGCAATGCCAGGTGAAGGCTATTCTTGTGGGAGATGCTACTGGAAAAGCCGGTCAACGTGCTGCGATGGGTAGATCGGATCTCGCGATCGTGGAGGAGATCCTCAGTCAAGCGGGCATCCGGTATGAGAATAGAACGCCTGAGAGTAACCCATTAGTCGCTGACCGTGTGAACGTGGTGAACTCAAAACTTAAGGACGCAACTGGAGCGCCTCATATCTTTATTCATAGAAACAAATGCCCAAAACTGATTCGAGACTTGCAGCGCGTCGCATGGAAGCAAGGAACGAGTGCGCTCCCAAAGCTCGATCAAACGACTGACCCGACGCTTAGTCATATGAGCGATGCATTCGGGTATTCTATTTGCGCTTTATCCAGAATGTGGATACCCTCGGCGGGGGGGCTCAAAGTGATCCCTCGGCATTAGGCGGTCCTGTAACTCAGAGGTAGAGTGTTATGAATCGTGGGGACGCCCACCATATAGGTCGCAGGTTCGAATCCTGCCAGGACCGCCACAAAAGAAAGGTGTTTATGCTCACCGATCAGCAATTTATTATTATCCTTTTACTTGTGGCCGTTGCTCTTCTTTTGATACACCCGCCTTGCCAATGAAACCTGCCAATCAAAAAAAAGCTTACGTCAAATTTAGAAACGACGTGGACCGAGCGCTTGAAATTTTACTAAACAAAGCGCAAGCGGAGATGACTGATTTATTAAAACACGCATTCACCCGAGTGGTCGAGATTGTCGCATTCCGCTACACGATGTTAGGCTCAGACAATCTCATGAGCGCTAAGGCTAGGCATTCGCTTCAAATGATCGATCAAGAGATTGAGCGCTTATTTCAACCGTTTTCTCGCCGGATCTTGCAGGTGATGACGAACCTGAAGGCTCATAGTTACACGCTATCCTTAGTCGGTGAGACTGAAGCCATCGGTCGCGCCATGAATCAAGTCATGCCATTTGACGTAAAGCACGGGCAAGCCTTGCAAAACGCAATGCAAGGCCGGGAAGGAGAAAACCCCGCCTCTCGGGTTCAAATCGCATTTGATCGACTTCGCCGCAAGATTCTGGACGCTGTAGAAATGTCAATGATTCAGGAAGAGGACACGCAAGCGACACTCGAGCGAGTCCTTCGTGCGTTACCTAAAAAAAGGCGAATCAAAAAACCCAAGCGCCAGCTAAAACCGATTCCGCTACAAGAAGCGGATAAGCCCGAGACCATCACATTATCGACCGGCTTTGTGTCAGATGAGGAATGGGCTCAAATCGTAGACGACTATATGACGGAGTACGTCCCCACTGGCCGAGGGCCCGAAAATGTATTTGACCTACCCGACCCCGAGGGTGGACCGGATTTAGAAGAGCGCTACGGATGGGAAATGGAACAAGAGATGACGGATAGTTTTGTCAACGGAGTACGCTCTGGCCAGAATGAAGCTGCGAATCAACTCGGTATCACTGATTTCGTATGGATTGCCATAGTCGATGATAAGACAGATGAATGCTGTGTTTGGCGGGATGGTTTGACTTCTACAGAGATCGAGGCAAAACTGAAAACCGAGCATAAGGATGATGAGTGCGAGGTGAGTGTCCCTCCCGCTCATTTTAATTGTCGATGCACGATGGCCCCGATGCTAAAAGATATGCCGGATGAAGAACCGACTAACGCGCAGGAATTTGAGGACTGGTTGAATTCATGATTCAAGTTAATAGAGCTAAAATAGATCAATCCGTCATCGATGAGTACCATCCCCTCAATACCGAGGATAAACCTCTTTATGAGTCGCAGGTGGATCTAGTCCAGGCGTTAGAGTCAGACCCAAACTCAGATATTGACGCTCGCGTGATTGCTTTTGATCCAGTGAGTGGAAAAACCGGAATGAAGCGCATTGGTAAGGCAGAGTTCATTGAGAGCTCAAAACTACCTGATTCGACGTTTGAAGGCGTGAGACTGAGAGAGGGAATTGATTCTTACGGAACCGACGTGGGCGATTTGCCCAATATGGGTTTCGTCGGCGGTGAGGATTTCGTTCCCCTTCTCGGCGGTGCATTTTACAGACAACTTTATAATTTAGACCACATCAAGCAAGCTAACTCCGCTTTCTATGCCTATAATCATGACCCCCTCGCCCATGCGAGCGTAAACATTTTATCGGATTTTACACTGGGACGTGGCTACCGCGTGGATAGTGATAACGCCGCTGCTTTATCTCTTTGGCGCGCATTTGAGAAAGTCAATCGCCTACCCGAGCAGATGCTTCAGGTGTCTAAAGAAATCGCCATTTACGGCGAATCTATGTTCTGGTGGCTACCTGATAACAATACAAAAATCATTCAACGGCCTTACCCTGGACAGGTAATCCCCAAGGGGTTGATCCCGCGAATCAGGCTCATTGATCCAACCAATATCTATGAAGTTGTGACTGAGCCCGAGGATATCACATCGGCTCTTTTTTATGTCTGGCTTGCTCCGACTCAGTATCAAGTTTACTCGGGGCTAGAGAAGAATATTAACGTGCCGACGGCTAAGTTTATCTTTCAACAAATCCCAGCCGATCAAATCAATCACTATAAAATTAACTCAGTCTCTAATGAGAAACGCGGGCGCTCGGATTTATTCCCAGTTATGGGTTATCTCAAGCGCTTAAGAGACTCAGTGAACTATTCAATCATTGCGCTCCAAAAACAATCGGCGTTTTGTATCGATACCATTGTCAGGGGTTCACAAGCGGACCTGCAGAATTATATCGACGATCAGCAATCTTACGGCACGATCGCACCGGCAGGCTCTGAGTTCGTGCATACCGATGCGATTGAGAGAAAATACATGGGACCGGAGGGCTCAAAAGGCGGGCATTCAAGTGCTTTTGAATGGGCATTCTCGATGTTTTGCGCGGGTATTGGAATTCCTACTTCCTATTTCGGCACTCACCTATCAGGCGGGCAAACTCGAGCCTCAGCGATTGTAGCGACTGAACCAGTGGCCAAACGATTTGAACAAAGACAACTGGTTTTTGAACGTATGATTCAAGATCAGTGGGACCGTCTGATGGAGTGGGCGAATCTCGGGTCAGTCGAATGCGAAATTACATTTCCGGATCTCATCACGCAGGATAGAAGCCAGAAGCTAAAAGACTTAGCACTCGCTGAATCCCAGCGATGGTTATCGAATAAGACCGCTGGCACGATTGCAGGAAAAGAATTCGGTATTACGTCCTATGAATGGGAGATAGAACAAGAAGAGATCGAGCAGGAACACGCGGAGGGCATTGAGATAGCCCCGCTGACATCGCCAGGGATGAGCTCAACCCCACAACCCGATTCCGCACCTCAAGCGGTGACTGGGACGGAAAAGAAAGCGATTAAATCCTATGGCTAATTATCAAGAGCGCATCGCATCGGTCACAGACCCAAATGAAGTACTAGAGAATCCTCACTACTACGGACTGCCCACCTTTGAGGAGTTTGCAAAAAACTCTGAGAAATATCTTGGGCGCGAGGATGATGCTTTTGCTCAAGTCGATGCGGGCTCTCGTCAACTCGATCGGCATGTTCAAAGGCATATCTATGAAATTGAGGGTTACCGTTGCAAGACCTTGGAAGAAGTAGAGCGCGTGGCTAAGGCCCAAGGAATTTCTTCAAATGGATTAGAATATCAGCCCCAGGTTATTCCATTAGGCGGGGGAAAGTGCGATATTCTGGTTAAGTTCGTTTCAAAAGCCGAGCGAGAGAAACGCGATCAGTGGGGTTGAGGGGATAGGCATGGAAGCATTGCACAAACTTTTAGATGAGGCGGGACTCTTTGAGGGTGGACCTGGAAGCGGACGGCATCCAGAAGGTAAGACTTTAAATGCTAGCAAGCTGAGTCAAAAACTTACAAATGCTATGAGCCGAGAAAAAAAAGCTGAAGAAGCTTTGCTCAATATGCAAAAACAAATTAATAACCCTGATTCAACTATTGGTTGGAATTCTCCAGAATATAAAAAAATTGCAGCTGAATATTCTTCAGCGGTAAGAAACCGTCAAAAAACAATGAGAGACGCGAAAAAACTTTTAGCTCAAGCTAAAAAAGGAGATCATAAAATTGAAAAAGAAGCAGACAAAACAGGCGTCAAAGCTCCGTTCTGGTTTTACGGTGTGGAAGCTTTTAGTGGTGCGAAAGCTGAAGCAAAGCCTCAAGTTGTGGCTCAAATTACAGGACCGGCACCTGCAGATGATGAAGCGCAAAAGCTCCTAATCTCTAATCCCGACATGCCAGCAGCGACTCTTCTCAATGCTCTTAAGTCCAAAGGCATTAAGCTAGTCGATGAGAAGGAAACCCTTGAGGCAGATAATACGACAAGCGCCGTTGCGGTGACTCGAGCGGGTGCTAAGAAAGAATCGGCTCTTAATCTTTATTCAAAAGTATCCTTTCAAGAAGGTAGCCATACCCAAACAAAGAACGCAGGGGTCGGCCCGATTCGTTTTAAAGTCGCGCTCATTCAAGAGGGCTTAGGTAATATGCGCGATGGCTTTTTTTACGGAAAAGACGCCATTCAATCGGGCATTCAAGCGTTTGAGGGTCGTAAGTGTTTTGCCGATCATCCCTCTCAGAGTGAAGAGCAAGATAGGCCCGAGCGATCGGTCAGAGATATCATCGGACATTTCGAGAATGTCGCGGTTGAGGAGAATGAAGACAAGTCACTCTCTCTTGTCGCTGATTTAGTCATGCCGCCTGACCCGCCCTTTGAATGGGCTCGCGCACTGGTTAGACAGGCCGCCGAGTATAATAAAAAATACCCTGAGCAGAATTTAGTAGGTCTTTCAATCAATGCCAGCGGAGACGCTCAAGAAATGCCTTGGGATGATTTTTTAAAATCTTATGACTTGCCGGAATCCTGCAAGCCTAAGCTGATGACTGCGAAAGAAAACGGAATGGACAGCATCCGTCTAGTTTCTACCATTAAAGACGCTGTCAGTTGTGACCTTGTGACTGAGCCCGGCGCTAAGGGCAAGGTGATTGATATTATCGAAAACGAAAGCCCAAAGGAGACGGGACAAATGAAAATGAAACAGAATGAAAAAGGTAAAATTGAGGCCGAAGAAGAAAAGAAAATGATGATGGCCGAAGAGGAAGAAGAGAAAAAAGAAACCTCGGAGCAAGAAGACGAGGATGAAAAAAAAGAAGACGAAGCGGACGATTCCTCAAAAGGGGATGAAGACCACGCCGATGAGGAGCAAGATAAGAAGCTCATCATGGACATGATTAAAAAACACATGGGCGATGACAGCGAAATGGAATCCGAGCATGAAGCGGCCGCTATGGAAGCTTATGAGGCTTTTAAATCCATGGGCGAAAAACATGAAGACGCTGCTCACTCCGCTGGCAAGGCCATGAAGCTTGCCAAACACATGGCCAGCAAACGCCGTGAAGCGGAAGAAGAAAAATGCGAAGCCGAAGAGGAAAAGCATGAGTCTGATATTTTACCGAAAGGCAAAAAAGAATCAGAAGTTAAGATGCAAGCTCGCATTGCATTCTTAGAGCGTGAATTGAGCTTACGCGTCCTCGCTGATTTCCTGGATCAGCAATTGAAGGAATCAGGCTTGGGCCGCGCTGAGACCGATAAGATTAGAAAAATCATCGGCACTCCAAAGAGCGAGTCAGAAATCAAAAAGACGATTAAGATTTTTAAAGAGGCTTTCGCTTGCCGAAGTGAGTCGGTTAAAAATGGAAGCTTTTTTGTGACCTCAACCGAAAAGGCAATTGCACCTGCAAAGAAAAGTAAAGTTTCTTTCGGTGACTGCTAAATCTCTAACTAAAGGAAAATAAAAATGGCAACGACAGCTAAAAATCGTATTGTCCGCCAGGTCGCACCGAACTCGGTGTTTCCTGACCTCACTTCCCTTGTTTCCTCTGCTGTAAGCTGGAATCAAGGGGACCTCTTGTATCTAGATACCACCAACCACTTGGTGAAAGCTTTGGATTCTGATGCTCATGCTCAGTATGCGATCGGCATTGCAGTTCAGACCGTTGTGAACGGAAAGCCTAAAGCAGTTTACACCGGCACTGCTGTAGACGCATCCACCGCAATTGAAGCTTTGGCAGGCCCCGTGTTTCACGTGGTTGCTAAGATGAAATTGAAATCAGGTGATTCCTTCGTACCAGGCGCGATTGTGTACTACGGCGGCGATGCTCAGACAGTATCCGTAACCGGAACTTATGACGTCGGCGTGTATCAAGGCCCTACTTTGACCGCTGCTAGCGGCTCTGAAGGTACTGTTTACCTGTCCGCTCCAACCATTTCATAATAGGTGATAAAATATGAGCACAATTAAATTAGGAATGAGAAATAGCGCTGAGGAGAACCGAGAAGTTCTCAAAGCTTGTACTTGGGCATCCGAGGACGAAAAGTCTCTTCGTGAGTCCATTCAACGCGGGTTAGGTGTCGACGTTTGTAACCCAACCGAGTTTCCTGTTCACAAAAGAACATGGAGCTTTAAAAAAGCACGCCAGAAGTTAACCGAAGCTGATTCGGTGACTTTGTTTCCTCAAGTTCTTCGCGCAGGCGTTCAGAGCATCGTTAACTCG